AACGCAGATAGCCGCTAAGATGGGAATATCAGTGGCTACACTGAATAATTATAAGAATGAGCACGTAGAGTTTTTAGAAGCCATAAAAAGTGGCAAGGACATTCCAGACCGCAAAGTGGAAAACTCATTGCTTAAGCGTGCGTTAGGATATGAATACGTAGAGACTACAAGAGAGCCATGTAGGGATGAAGATGGAGTTGTGTCAATGAAGGTTACGAAAGAAGTTACTAAGCAAGTAGTGGCTGATACAACGGCACAGATATTCTGGTTAAAGAATCGTAAGCCGGAAGCATGGAGAGATAAACGAGACATTGAATTGTCTGGTAAGGTCAACCTATCAGATACACTGAAAGAAGCTAGGGAGCGTGTACTGAATGCAGAAACAAAGTGAGGAGCATCAACTCATAGAGTTCTTAGCAGAGTTTACACACGACCCATTAGGTTTCGTATATGCAGCATTCCCTTGGGGAGAAGGCGAACTAAAAGGAATGGATGGACCCGAAAAGTGGCAATGCGAATTGCTCGCCGATGTGAGAGACAGAATTAAAACGCCAAACGATATTGTCCGAGAAGCAATTGCAAGTGGCCATGGTATTGGAAAGAGCGCATTAGTGGCGTGGATGATACTATGGGGTATATCAACTTATGAGGATACGCGAGGCGTGGTGACGGCAAATACTGCAACTCAGCTTGAAACCAAGACGTGGCCTGAACTTATCAAGTGGCATCAACGATTTATAGGCAAGAGTTTATTTGAAGTAACGGCAACAGCAATATTCTCCATTGATGGAGATCACGCAAAGACTTGGCGCATTGATGCTATCCCATGGAGTGAAAACAATACAGAAGCATTCGCCGGATTGCATAATCAAGGTAAACGCATCTTAGTTATATTCGATGAAGCATCAGCCATCACAAATCCTATATGGGAAGTAGCAGAGGGAGCCATGACAGATGCAGACACGGAGATTATATGGTGTGCGTTTGGCAACCCTACGAGAAACAACGGCAGGTTCTTCGATTGCTTTCACAGGCTGAGGGCATACTGGCGTAATAGGCAGATAGATAGCCGAACGGTTAGGTTCTCAAATAAGAAGACAATTGCTGAATGGATTGAACAATGGGGAATAGATAGCGATTTCGTAAAGGTTCGCATACTCGGACAGTTTCCATCGGCATCAGCTAACCAGTTGATATCTATGGACATTGCAGAGGGCGGTCGTGGTAAGCATTTAAATACATGGCAGTATGATTTTGCACCTATTATAATTGGCGTTGATCCTGCGTGGACTGGTGGAGATATGACGGCAATTGTTCTACGGCAAGGGCTAAGATGTTCTATCATAGCAAAGATACCACGTAATGATAATGATTTTGTCATAGCGCAGGTGATAGCACAGGCAGAAGATAAGAACAAAGCCGATGCTGTTTTTATCGATTTAGGCTGGGGACAAGGAATATACAGTGCAGGTAAGACAATGGGTAGAAATTGGCAACTTATAGGGTTTGGAGAGCGTAGCCCTGAACGATCATACTTGAACATGCGTGCCTATATATGGTGCAAAATGCGTGAGTGGTTGAAAGAAGGTGGAGCTTATCCAGATGATCAACAAATGTACGATGATTTAACAGGACCCGAACTAAAACCTAGACCCGATAATGTGATACAATTAGAGAGTAAGGAAGATATGAAGAAACGTGGTGTTGCATCACCAAACTTAGCAGATGCAATTGCCATAACGTTTGCTAGAAACGTAGTTAAGAAGGACAGCAACATCAATCATATGGGAAAAGACGGCATGTATTACGCAAATGGTGGTAATATGTATAAAGGACAAAGCAATTTGAGGAGGTGATAACATGTGTTTCAACGTAAAATCTTCGGGATCATCAGCGGTAACAAGCGCAGCACCAACCACAGTTAACACGGGTGCAGACGAATCAATAACGTCAGCACAGCAAGCGAGTGCTAAGAAACAGAAGAACGCTCAAGGGTATGCATCAACTATTCTGAGTGGAACGTCTGGCGGTCTTAACTCAGCTAGTGTCAGTAAAAAGAATCTATTAGGGCAATAGGAGGAACAAAGATGGCAACTAAACACCCTGGATTTGCAGCAGTCAGCAATAAGATTGCTCAATCGTACATCAAAAAAGGTATGAGTAAGGAAAAGGCTAAGCAAGTAGGCGCAGGGGCGGCGGCAAACGCTGCTAGAAATGCAAGCAAGTCAGCAAAGAAATCGAACCCTAATCTTAAACATGTAAAGGGGAAATAAATCATGTCGTACTGTAAGAGAAGAGAAACAATAGATGCTATCCAATGGACTGGACTAAACTTTCAGGAAGTATACAAATGGTTATACGGTCAGGACCCGTTGATGGTTGTTCACGTTAACGGCAAATACTCTGAACAAGATACTTATTTAAGAATCAGAACAAACGGCTCCAAATATATTCTTTTAACTTGCGGTGACTATTTATATAAGGGCAAAGAAGGATTGCAGACAATGAGTGGATCAGACTTCAACGAACAATATGAATTTGTGGGGAACGAAGCAGGTTTAAGACCATGAAAACGGCAGCATTGCTATCGTTTATAAGTTTTTCACTTGCGATACTCGTTGTGTGGTTATCAGATAAATACTGTAGTAAAGAGAGGTGATAACTTGAAATGGCAAGGACAGAACGCAATACCAGTCGAACGAAGCGAACTAAATAAGCTACACAAACAGTTGTTCGACATCCAAACTAGTGGTCATTGGCAGAGAACATGGAAGGACATACGCGACTTCATCAATCCGAATCTAGGATTTTTCGAAGAGGACATGCCAAACTATGGTGATAGAAAAGATAACCAAATGCTCACAAGCAAACCACTCCTTGCTAATAACATACAAGGGGCAGGGATGCAAGACGGTATTACATCACCTTGGAGACCGTGGTTTCGGCTTACTATACAAAACGTAGGACTGTCAGAGAACCAAGACGTTAAAGTGTGGTGTGATTATGTAACTCAGATCATGACAGACATTATTTCACGGTCAAACTTCTATGACAACAGCGAAGAATATTACAAAGAACTTGGTGCAATGGGTACCGCTGCCATGATGACAGAAGAAGATCCAGACACAGGCGTTTACTTTAGAACGTTTACCGCTGGAGAGTACGCAATAGGAACAGATCACAGGAACCAGATCAATAGATTCGCTAGACTATTGCGTATGCCTGTAGCCGAGATAGTTTCAAAGTTTGGAATAGATAATGTTCCCGAAACCGTAAAGATGATGTTTGACAACAAGAACATTGAGAAGTATATGAATGTGAAACACATCATCTTGCCGAATCCAAATTATAAGTCTAAAAGTTTAATCAAATGGGCAATGAAGTATATATCATTTTACTGGATCGATGAATGTAAGGATGAATATCTTAGTATTGATGGATACCATGAATTTCCTGTAGTATGCTCAAGATGGGCGGTGCGTGGTGCTGACATATACGGTCGCTCACCGGGATGGTACGCGCTGGCTGATGCAAAAGAATTGCAGTCGTTAGCACTAGATGCATCGGAAATTAGAGCAAAGACAGCGAATCCAGCAATGATGATGCCTGCTGATGTTAAAAGTGCAGGGCCTATCAACACTTTACCCGGCGGTATTACCTTCTATAATCGCGATATAACCAATGGTAGCAGTGGAGTCACACCGTTATCACCAACAGGAAACCCTCTACAAGCAATCATTCAGCAACAAACCGAACTTGTAAGCGATATTAACCAGCATTTCTTCGTAGACTTATTCCGTATGCTAGAAGGAATTGACACAGGTAATATCACAGCAAGAGAGATCATAGAACGTGTTCAGGAAAAAATGAGCCAACTTGGTCCCGTGCTTACACGGCTACAACATGAGTTCCTCCAACCTGTAATAGATAGGATATTTGGTATTTGCCTAAGAAACAATATCTTTCCACAAGCACCGGACGTATTACAAGGGCAGGAACTAAAGATTGAATACGTATCAGTACTGGCACAGGCTCAGAAAATGAGCGGTCTTACAGCAATTGACCAGCTAACACAGTATGTAGGGCAGTTATCTCAGATGGACCCGAGTGTGTCAGATAAGTTTGATAAAGACACAGCAGTTGACAAGTATGCTGAAATGCTTGGAACTCCTCCTAGTTTGATTCTATCGACCGATCAAGTTCAACAGATAAGACAACAACGGCAACAGCAAGAACAGCAGCAGCAAGCAATACAGGCGGCATCGGAAGGATCAAAAGCAGCACAGACGTTATCACAAACTCCACTAGGACAAAACAGTGCGCTTGATGCTCTTATCCCGGGTGCAGGTGGATACGTTGGGGCAGGAGGTAGCCAATGATAGCAAACTACAATGAAGAAAACGAGAAGTTACAGAAAGAATTGACTAAGCAAAACGTTAATGACTTGAACCATCTTCTGTCAACTACTGAGGGTAGA